TAATAACACTGTTCCAAGCCCAACCGATTGCGACGGCAATGCCTTTAAACACTGCTGCTACTGCGCCCCAAAAACCTTTAAACACTGGTATCAACTGGGTTTCAACGAACGACCAGATGGCATCCCAAATGGGTTTAATAAAATCCCAAGCCGCCGAAACAAAACCTTGAATGTCTTCCCAAATCCAATCCCAGTTTTCCCACAACCATTTAGCGATACCAACAAAAGCAACAATGCTCGCAATCATCGGCAAAAAGATTACGGCCACAGCCACCAGCGCCGGATGCTTTCTAATCTTCGTCCAAATCTTATCCCAGTTGATCCACATCCAAATCATTGCAGCGATGACCACCGCAATGGCAGCAACAACAGCAATGATGGGTGCGGCTGCCACAACCGTTGCCGCTGCCCCAGCGATAGCCGACGCAACATAAAGGCCCATCGCAGCAACCAGAGCACCACCAACAACAATGGCAAGAATCTTCGCTTGGCCCTGGTTTTCCTCAAAATGCTTCGCCAACTTCTCAAGAACAGGCGCAACCTTCCCACCAATCTCCAACAACATGACGGCAGCGAACGCCTTGAACTTGTCAATAATAGGCCCCAAACCTTTGTTCATCTGATCAAACGCCACATCGGTGGCACCAGCGGAAAAACTCATCTCCTCAAGATTGCTGGTAAATACTTCGGTGCCCTTACCGGTCAACGCCAAAGCGGCCCCACCGGCCTCAACAGACCCAAACAGATCGTTAATACCAACATTAGTTTTCCCGGCATGCTCCTCCAACAGTCGCAAAGCGCTCTGAGTGTTACCACCCTCCGCCACGAACTGCTTGAAAGACTTGCCAGCAATCTTCTCAAACGTGTCAGCAGTCTCACCGCCAGCCTTCGACAACTCAACAAACAACTGGCGCAACTGGGTAGTCGCCACAGTAGTAGGAATACCCTGAGCGGTCATCGCCGCCAAACCTGCGGTCACATCAGAAAACTTCACACCCAAAGCCGCAGCAATAGGGTTGACTTGGAACAACGCTTTCGACATTTCCTCAAACGTCGTTTTACCCAAACGCACAGCAGTGAACATTAAATCCGAAGCCTGCGTGGCGTTAACACTCTCAGCGCCATAAGCGTTCATCACCGACGTAATACCGTCCACAGCTGTGGTCAGGTCGGTGACACCACCCTTAGCGGCCTTCTGTGCAACCTCCAAAAACTCGAACACATTGTTCGCTGGCACACCAGCAGACAACGCCTGATATAAAGCGGGAACAACCTTGTCAGGAAGCACACCGAACTCTGTTGAAAACTTTTTGACATCCTTCGTCATGGCATCCGTGAACTGTTGCGTTGCGCCAGGAAGCAACGTGAACACTTCGTTCATTGACCGTTCAAAATCAACGAACGCCACAGTACCAGCAATAGCAGCACCGATAACAGCAACACCGGCGGCCATACCCAGTTTTTTGATGTTGGCGGACATCTGCTTTTGTGTGTCACCAACAGCACCCGACAGCTTCGCCATCTCCCGTTGGGCCTGCTCAACACCCTTCTTATCGAAGCTGGTTGTGATCGGAATCTTAACAGCCACGATAACTCACTTCCTTTTGTACTCGTCGTTAAACGCACGCTGATAGTCGTTAATGATTAGGACTACCGCCGCACGCACTTTGGTGTCACCGTTCGCGTCATCAAATGCACGCCAGATCAGTCGACCAGGTTTGCCGTGAACACGTGTAACCGCTTTGGTGAACGAATTGTTTGAAGGCCCGTCACCAATGAACTCTAACGATGCACCGGCGGCAGACTCGTTTCGGATGGACCACGAATCTTTCGTGAACGAACCGGTAACACGCCGTCCACCTTTCTTGACTTTAATCCCTGAACGTGCCAGAGAATCATTCCAGAAAGGCAAACGGCTAGGTTGGTACCGTAATCCTTGGCCACCATAGTTCCATCCAGACAACGGCTGATCGGGAACAAAAGCTTTAGCCTTATTGGCGATAGGTTTAAGCACAAACATGATTTCACGGTTCATCTCCTTCAAAAGCTCAGGGGAAAACCGTTTCATCTGTTGCACGAAAGTGTCGTAGCCGAGGATAGAAACCTGTACGTTGAACCCGTCCTTGTTTTCTAAAACAATTAGAACATCCTCGACACTGAGCGCCATCGTTAACCCTTCCGTGCCTGTTCCTTCAACACCGCAACAATCGCCCAAAACACGTCCGGCGGTGTATCCAACAAATCGTTGGGCGCAATGCTGGTAGCAACAGCAACCTGCGCTACCAGCATTGTCATGCTTTCTCTAAAGGGACGCGCGCCTCTTCGCCAGCTTCAATGGAATCAATGTCATCCAACCATTCATCGAACGGTTTAACAATAATACCAGAGGTTTGCGACGCTTTCCACGCGGTCCAACACAACGCCTCAAACAAAGCGTTTTCACCAAACAACTGTGACATCGGCTTAGTGAACTGGCGTTCCGCAGCAACAATAACTTTTGGCGTGATGTTGACCTCATACGGCTCGCCCTGTGCAGGGACGACCCGAAGACGCATAAGGGCAGCCATAACTAGACCACAGCCTTAGTGATAGCACCATCAACAGGCCAAGTAATACTTGCAGATGCAAGCTCGCCAACCTGAGCATCCAACGGGGTCCACTCCGTGACGAGGGCGTTGAACGTGTACGACGGGTTAGTGGTACCAGCAACAGCCGTAGAAGGCTTAATGACAACCGCTGCGGTGGCACCCAAAAGCGGGTATAGTGTGGCTTCAACTGTGGCAGCAACAAAGTCTTGGTTGAAGTCGATCGCTACCGAAGAATCGGCAAGACCGGCAACACGCCGCTTTGCTGTTTCACCGAACGTGGTGGTTTCAATTTCTGCACGAGTGGTGTTTAAAGTCACCTTCGTGATGTGGGATGAAAGGTCAACGCCACCGATGGTGATGCTGGCATTTGTGATAACAATAGCCATGGCGGCTAGTCCTCCTGGTTAGGTGTTGCTTGTTTGACCGAAACGGTCTTGGGGTTAATGGGTAAAATGTGGCCGGCACCAATAAGATGCTCGACGCTGCATCCGTCTAAATCTTCGTCTGTGACGGTGTCGCCTGGTTTGTGGCCCGCAACATTCAGCGGACCAACGATCGTGTAAGTATTCAAAACAGCTCCTAAGCGTGAATGATTATGTTGAACTCGCAAGCGAGATAGGCTGCATCTCCAAGCGATATGGGTCTGATAGAAATCATGTCCGCTACTTTGAGTGTCGAACAGGCCCCACCCAATGTTGAGTCTGCTTCGATAGCAGCCCGAATCGACTGGTCACCGTCGTAGGACATCCAACCGTCCAGTTTAGTTTGAGCCGGACGGTCACCCATACGACCCGCAATCGCTGACACCATGAACAACCATTCGGACAAACCGCCACCCATAGCCCGGTGATATGTCACCGACTGTATTTGAATGACAGCCACTGGCGGGTTGATCTGTTCCGGCAAATGATCCGCAACCCGCAGGCCACTAACAGTATTAAGACGGGTAGTGAGACCCGCCTGAAGGGCAGACGCAGTACCAGCCATCAGGCCACAACCATTGTCCGATACGGGCGCAACATGCGCTCCACATCAGGGTCAATAGCACGAACAGTAATAGCACCAAGGTCACCGAAACCGGCAACACCCAACAACGAATCACCACGCTTCAAAAGGCGGCCAGCCAAAATGATGCAAGCCGACTTCACCGGCTCAGGCACCGAAGGCCACCCCCACTTAGCGGTAACCTCCACACCAGCAGGAGCAGACCTAGTCGGATAACTGACACCAATAGAACGAACAGACGTAACCGGTGCACCCTTCGTTAAAGCATTAACAGGCTCAGTCTGAAACTGTGCAGCAGTCAAAGTTGTTGCATACGTACCATCACCGGCAGTGTCAGTTTTGACAACCAGCCCTGTGGCCGAAGAAATATCGTCAACCCTCACATGCTCGGCAGACGGTGAAATGAAAATGCGGGCGGTAGCAGAACTGTCCGCATAAAAACGGCGATCACAATGCTGATCAATAACACGTGAAGCCTCCGAAATGCGGGCCTCCAACATTGTGTCATCAACACTGTCCGCAATGCGTAAAACACTTTTGAGGTCTGCAAGAGTGCAGTAGCCGTTAGTTATCGCCATCAGATTCTCCACACGCGGACATAGCCGCTAACAATTTTGGGAACTTTATGTGCAACCATCCACGCTGCAACCGCTGTAATCATGCGCTCATCAGCTCGTCAATCTCCGCCAAAACAGGAACCCAAAACTTGTTGAACACCACACGCTCGTCATACGTTTCGGCGTGTGCCCTGGCCGCCACCTTGCGGTCTACGTCTTTCGCCGTGCCGTAAGCGTCCTCGAGTTGTTCAACAATTGAGTGAACTAGCGGTGTGCAAAACCACGAGTTTTGCGCAACATCCCAATCAGGCTGAACAGACACCAAATAGCCGAACCCTTCAACCAACTCAGGTTGCGCCGTAAAATTAGAAACAATAGAAGGCACACCGCAAGCGGCAGCCTCAATAACAGGAACACCAAACCCCTCACCACGAGAAGCAGCAAGGTTCACATCCAAAGCATTCATCAAACCGGCCAAAACAAAAGCGGGCAGCCCTGCGTAGTACGCCCACTGGTCGGTCCAAATGATGCGTTCCTCAGGCATACCGCAAGCGGCAGCCAACTTCGTGAGATCCGCACCACCATGAGCGCCACGCTTCTCTGTATGTAAGTAAACGAACACATCATCATGTTTGGCCATGAACTGGCCGAGAGCTAAAAAGTTCTCGCCCCACGCTTTACGCATCGGGGCGGTGCCCTTGTTGGCGGCAACAATACCGACAACAAAAGCGTCATCGGGAAGGTTCAACATTTGGCGGCCCGTCTGACCGTCCACTGTTGCGCCAGGTTTAAATGTCTTTGTGTTCACACCGTGAGGAATATACCGGTTGTCGATGCCTGCTTGGTCCAACATTTTGGCACCAAACTTTGCCATCGCAATCGGCAGCACCTTGTCACGGCGGCACCAATCCAAAACGGTTGGTGGTGCCGGTGTGTGATCTATCGGCACCCACGAGGCAACAACTTTCGCAGCATCAAACTTTGCTTCACCATACGCCCACACATCAAACAGGGTGATCAGTGCGGTCGGTGTTTTCGTTCGATCTGCCACATACTGAACATGCGCACCGATAACATCGGCAGAGTATTGGTGAAACCCTGTGGGAAGAACCTCTATGCCTTCCCATTCGGTGACGAAGCCTTGTGTGCCGTAGTTGTTTGAGAGCGTAATTTTGCGGCCGGTGGCTTTGATTTGGCGGGCGACTTGCGCGGTTTGGACACCGTAACCGGTTCCTGCACCAGCGAAGTTGGAATGCCAACAGATTCCGGCACGGGGAACGCCCGACCCGTTTGAAGCATCCATTCGGCCAGATACTCCGGAAGTTCTGTGTGACCGTTGCGAATCATTACCCACACGGCTGCCACCTTTACGTTTGCCCACGATAAAACTCCAGCCCGCATAATTGTTGAATGCCTGGTTGGTAGGTGGCGAACAGCGCGGGCACACCGTTCGCCACCAACCAGACAACGCCCGACTAGGAGAAACGACCGATCAGGCCGCGCCACCCTTGAAATACCAAACACCCTTACCATCAACAACGTTGCCGTCTCCACGCCACGTCACACGGAATGTGATGAGATCGTTAACGAAGCCGACACTGTCGTCACGGGCAAAGTCAATACCGCGAACCTGACGAACCAGGTAAGCGGAAGACATGTCACCAAAGATGACGGAACGGGCCGAGGTTGCTGTAGCAACAACATCAGGGTTTTCATAAACCGGGTAACCCAACAACGTGTCAGGTTGACCAGTCTGAATACCCGGCGCCCAAAGATAAGCGTTGTTTGTATCCTTCAACTTGCGCACAACAGCCAAAGTGGACGAACGCATCTGGAACGATGCGCCACGACGACGGTAAGGCGATGGGCACAGGTAAACAAGGTCAATCAGGTTGTCCGCAGTAGGAACACCGGCAGTAGCGGTAGCACCAGTAATAGCCGAAGAAGCACCAGTAACAATGCCGGTAGGCTGAACAGTACCAGTACCCACAGTAAGAGCAGCATTGACAGCTGTACCCATACCAATAGAAGCCTGACGGGCCACGAACGAAAGCAGGTCAACGCCTGAATCTTCGACAACCTCACGGGAAAGCTGGAAAGTCGACGCATACTTGTATGCACCCAAAGTAACAAACGCGTTGAACGTCGGGTCCGACTCGGTAATAGCGGTACCTTCACCGATAATACCGGGGGCGGTGTAAGCGTTCGTGCTCGGAATCTGAAGATTTTCACCACTGTTCGTGGTAAGAATATTCACAACACTCGAGTCAAGCATGGGACCTTGCACAACAAGGTGCTCTATGAGCGAATCATAGAACGATGTTGGGATCGGGGCGCCAGTAGAAGCCTTAGTGACATCACGCTTATCGAACGAAAACGAGCGACGTTCGCCGGTAGCGATTTCACGAAGAATGTCACTGTCGTTCTTTTCCGCAACGGCAACGGTGCGAACACCGAAATCGGAAGGAACGCCAAGCGCTGCACGTGACTCGTCGATAGCACGCTCACGTGCTTCGACAGTAAGAATGCTGGTACGACGCTCATCAAGGGCGTCGATGTCTTCATTCATTTTGTTGAACTGTTCTGACTCTTCGCCAGACAGATCACGGTTCTCAGATTCGGCGTTATCAAGAAGGGACTTTGCTTGTTCCCACGCTTGAGCGCGCTTCACACTGAGACGATTAACGAGTTCTTCACTCATGTAAGTCTCCTAAAATATTGGGGGGTTTATTAAGTAGGTGGTGGCCTGTACCGGTGGTGACGCAAGCGTTCCGGGCGGTGGCTCCGAACTACAGGTTTTCGGCTTAACGTTTGGCGTTAAGTTCGAATATTTGGCGGGCAAGCCTCACCGGAAGACCACGATCTTCGGCGGGCGCCTCAACAACAGACTCATCAACAGGCTCTTCAATGGTGCGAACCTCTGCACCTTCAGTGGCGGCGTAAGCGGGGAAACCGGTCACTACCGAAACCTCATGCAAAATGGCTTCACGAACTTCACG